TGTCGTATCGAACTTTCCAGTGGGGATTGTTCCTTCGAGATCCGAGATGCCAGTGCTTCGCAAATACAGATTTGCGACTCCACCGATCTGCTGCTCAATCGTGCGCAGGCTCATCGCCATCTCGCGCGTGTAATTCAGCGCAACATCCTGAGTCGAGTTCAACAAGTCAAGGCTGCTCTTTAGCGATTCGCTCGCCTTACCAGTGTCTCCGAATGTCGTGCCCTTACCTTCGTTTGTTGGAGCCGCTCCGCCTCCGCCACCGCCGCCAAAGATACCAGTAGCAAATCCAAGCGAGGCCATGATCACAGCCATGGTAGCCATGCGTGGGAATGCCGTGTACGGATCACCCTTCGACTGGTTTGCTACACCAGCAGCTGCGCTCGAAGCGCCGATTGCAGCGTTGTTGGCAACTTCAGCTGTCGCGTTCGCGGTTCCGCTTGTCGTCATCAGCGCATCACCGGCGACCTTCTTGGCCACGAACAAATCAATAAATCCCAGCTTCTTGGCTGCATTTCCAATGGCACTAGCCAGTTCGAACGCGCGGAATACCTTCTCTGCGTTATACAGAGCGTCGTATGCTTTCGTGCCTTCTTTTGCGTAGCTGCGCAATCCACCAATCATTGAGGCATAAGCAGAGATGCTTGCGCGAGAGGACATCTCCATCAGCTTGGCTTGCTCAGCAGCCATCTTCGCTGGGTCGTTTTTGTTAACCTCGGCATTCATTGCCATGGCTTTGTTTAGGCGAAGTTGAGTTTCGATCACGCTATTTAGCGCGTCGGTAAACTTGAATGCCCCGTCAAGTGCGCCATTAAACATGGTGCTAAATTTCGATGTATCGAGCTCAGAAGATTCCTTGATCGTCTTCTTGAGGTTTGCATACGCCTCGGTCTGCTCCGCAAGATTGATCTTTGCTCGCTCGCTCTGGAAAGTCTCTGGAGTTAAGAATTTTTTCTTGTCGTCCAGATCGCGCATCTCTTTCGCGTATTTCAGCTGAATCTGACGCTGGGTAGTAATGTTTTGCTGCTCAAGGCGAGACTTGCCAACCATCTGGAATTCGTCTTCCAGTGATTTAGCAACCTCGCGAGAAGCGGCTAAGAGCTCGTCAGTCTTCAACTCAGTCTCAAACATAATTTTCTTTGAGCGAGCTTCTTTCTCAACAACAACCAAGGCCTGAGCAGCAGCAAGTGCTGCTTTTTTGTTGTCGATCTCAATGCCAACCACGCCTTTTATTTGAAGCGTCTTGATCTGCTCTTTGAAGCCTGAAATCATCTTCTCACCTTCAGTGAGCTCGCTAGATTTCAATGTGGCTTTTGTGAGGCCGTCAACATACTCGCGCAATGCGGCAGTCTTACCTTTAATGTTTGCAACTTCATCGTCGCCAGTCGTCTGGGCGTTATTGCGGATCGCAGACACGCGCTCCAAAAGCTGGGCCTCGGTGATATAACCAAGACGAATAGCTTCGCTGTTTTCATTCCTTAGCTGCTGTATTTCTTGCTCTGCTTTTGCAGATTTACCAAGGTATGACAAGCCTTCTTTGTCAAATTTTGCCTTCTGCTCAATAGCACTGTTGCCAGCCTTCCTCTCGTCATTGATGGATTGCTCCAGTTGCAATGATTTTTGAGCAAGGCTGATATTTTCCTTAAGAATTTTTTCACGATCAGTTGCTGGAGAAACTTCTTTTCCAGTTATCTTCGCGGCTTGAATACGATCTTGCTCTAAAGTATCAAGCTCCTTCTTCATTTTTCCAAGCAAATAACCAGGATCGGTTCTGCCAATCTTTGAGATCTCGTCAATAGTTTGACTAGCTGCACCTTTGATTGAAAGCAACACCCTTTCAATGTAGCCAAGGTTTTTAAGTAACTTTGGCGTCATGCTCTCCAATGATGCTGCGTAAGCCTCTTGAGCAAGTTTTGCGGCTTGAGTTGTCTTACCCTGCTCTTCCAGTGATTTAATCTGCTCGTACACGGCCTTTGTCAAATAGTTCGATGACTCAGTCAGCTTCAATGAGGCCTGCAATGGGGCTTTTCCAAGAGCCTCAAAGTTCTTGGTGATTTCCTCAACAGAGCTGCCGCCAACTTTTTCAAAGTCAATTGCAGCCTTGGCAAATCTTTCAAAGTTTTCAGCGCCAATCTTTCCAGTCTGGGCGAATAAATTCAATACCTCAGCAGCTTTGGCTTGAGTTGTGGTGCCTCCATCTAGGCTGGCTGATATTGCTGCCAACTGGCCAGCTGTTGTTCCAGCTGCATTTCCAGTCAAAATCAACGTCTTCTGAAAAGCCTCGGCCTCAGCTGATCCTTTGAAATATCCATAAGCAAGCGTTCCAATGGCAGCTGCGGCCAAAGTGAACGGATTAACCAATCCAGCGATGTAGCCACCCAGCGCCTGTGCAGCAGCACCAGCACTGCCAAAAATATCCTTGAGCTGTCCGCCCTGTTGCAAAAGCACGGTCAATGGAGCTTGACCGCCTTGCAGTGACACCAAAATGTCGGTGAACTGAGCTGGAACCTGACGCAACGCAGCGGCCGTAGCCTTGGCTGTCATGCCGTACTCGTTGAGCTGCTTATTGCCCTTACCAAGAGATCCGTTCACGGATTCATTGGCTTTTTCGATTTCGCGTAGCTTGGCCAGGTATGGCTCCAGCTTTGTGAGGTCTGCACCGCGCTGCTCGGCGATTTTCTGCTGGTATGCGGCTGTACCCTTGCCGCCAGCTTCAAGCTCGGCCGTGGAACGCTGGACGGCTGCAATGATGCTGTTTGTGGCACGCTCTTGGCGCTTGGCAACCTTCTCAGCCTCGTCAGCGAGCTTCTTTTGCTCCTGAATGACCTTTTTGATGCCAACACCAGTTTCGTCAGCCGCTTCTTTGACTTTTTTGATTGACTCAGATTGCCGAGTGGCTTGCGCCTCAAGCGTCTGCGTAAGACCTTTTACGGAATCTTCAGCCGTCTTGATGCCGTCCTTAATCCCAGACGCATCAGCCGTGATGTCAATATTTATCTTGGGATTGTTTGATTCGCTTTTAGCCATGCAGCACCTAACTGTTTGCTTGGCGCATTGATTCCAATGCCGCCGATTCCATTACACGAATGTCATCGAATGCAACCTTCCAGTCGTTCGATGGCAGGCCGAGATTATCAATCATGCGGAATAGGACGTTGTAGTCCAAACCTGTCGGCCCACCCATCCCGATTCGCCACTGAGTAGCGACCGCGATAAACAGGTCTACAGTTTGCCAGTTTTCGGGCCAAACTTCAACTGTTTGAGACGCCATAAGACCAGAAAGATCAAACCCGTTTCTGGGTTTGTCTTTCGGTTCTGGCGTATACAGCGACGAAGCGACCCGTCTTAGTTTCCCAGACGGCCTTCAGTGATGGCGTTGCGGTAGCTGCTCATGATGGCCATGGCCGCAGCTGGAAGCTCGTCGCAAAGCTGGGCAACAGCGCGTCGGCTGAATTCGATGTCCAAGTTCCAGCCGTCAGCGACCTTCATGATGTAGTCTGCATTGGTTTCTTTTGTTTTTTCCAGCGCGTCGGCCAACGAGAATTTTTGCTCTTCGTCGCCAGATCCTGTTGGAGCAACGCCTGCGTCTTCCATCAAGTTGTCAATCATTTTGCCGAACTCGGTGCGCGTGCGGTACACGTAGCTCATCTCAATAGAGCCTTCGCCACCTTCAAGCATTGGAATGTTGACGATTGCTTTGAAGTTTTTGGGGCGTGAGCCAAGTACGATTTTTGCCATTTGGATGTTTCCTTTGGGTGTTGAAAATGCCAGTAGAAGAGCTGTCAAGCAGATCATTTGGTTCACCCATTGTATTCCAAAAACTTTTCAGTTGTGACATTCACAAAACAAAAACCCCGCATGATTTCTCATGCAGGGCTTCTGTAAACCTCCGTCAGTGATTAGCTGGCGTAAGAGATCGAACGACCCAACAAAGTCAAAGCAGCAGTCACTGAGTTTGCCTGGTTCACGTTAAGTGATGGAGCCTCAGACACGCTCATGTAGCCGTAACCGTAGGTCACAGCGCCGCCAGACAAGACCATCTTGAACGCGACTTTAGACAAAGTGCGGCTGATGTCGAGCATGGTTTGGTAGTTCGCGTTGGCTGGATCGTGACCCAAAGTCAGCGTGATGCTGGTGGCGTTGAAGCCTGTTGGGATGTTGATCGAGTTACGACGAGCGATTGGGCTGATAGTCGTGAAGCGAGCGTCACCGCCAGAAGTGGCGATGGTCAACACTTGTGGGATTTCAGTCCAGCTAGACACTTTCTGTGCGTTACCAACGCCGCCGCCAGCTGAGTAGAAGTCTGTGTCAACAGAGTTCAAGCCAGTGACGCCAAATGTGTCAGCAGTCAACGAATCGACCTTATACACGGTGTCCGTAGCGTCTTCCCAGCCAGAAGTCAAGATGACTTCGTCGCCGTCTGAGTAGCCGTGCGAAGTCGCAGTGGCCACAGCAGTGGAAGCGTTAGACAACGCTGTGATTGTTTTTGCAGATGCAAAGTCCTGTGAAAAATAGAACTTTGATCCCTCAGGGAAAAAGTAGGCCATAAGTATTCCTTTTGAATTTGTCCGGCCGGACGAAACGCGCTATTACACGCACCACGAAAAGAGAATCTTTTCTAATCCGATTCTAGATCATGTTTATTTGATGATGCAAGCAATTTCGCTTCTCTCCATCTTACCCAATAAGCAGTTCTTTTCTCTGATATTTTTCTTTTGTGCTCTTCACTTTGAGGGCCTTTTTTGATACCCCTCATTGATGCGCTCATCTTTGCCTTTGTTTCGTCTGATCTCTTCTTTCCGGTTAATATTTTCGCGATCTTATCAACCACATCTATAGGTCTCTTTACGCCAAGATTTTTTCCTTTGAGGGACTCAGACATCTTTCTTAGAGTCTCCTCGCCTCTTTTCCTCCCTCGATGAAAGGCGGCTGTCTTTTCTATCGCCTCTTTGCTCATTGGCCTGCCAGTTGCTGAGATTGACATTCTCTTTCTGGTTTCATCAGACAGCTTCTTGCCAAGCCTAGATTTTGATAGAACCTGTCTCAGCTCTGGAGTCCAAGATTCACTGGTGATACCGTCTCCGCCTTCAGTCATATTGCACAGAGTGAATCCCATTGATCTGAATGTCGAGATAAGAAACTTTTCGTGAGTAAGAGCGCCGTCTTCAGTCTCCCACTTGGCAAGTATCTCAACGTGAAGCCCGTGCTTGTCTACTATTGAGTTCCAGTGGATTGATCGCTTGTGTTTAACAAAGGCGCGATTACCACTACCCTTACCGATATAAAAAATCTCTTTGGTATCGGCTTTGTAGTGCGCGTATGTGTAGAATTTGAAATTGCTCATGCTGTTGCTACCCCTGTTGGCAATGATTGAGAAGTGGCGGATTGGTGTTGGCGCACCAGTCCGTTGCGCTTTAAGTCTACCGCAAATCGCGAATAACGAAGTCCTGAATTGCGCCGCGCAATCCAGTCTCTTGGTCTGCAACTGAAACTAGCTCTGCTGAAGCCTGCGCAGCAAACAGAGTCGATGTGCGCAACGCAGAGTCTGCGGCCAAGATCAATTGAGATGCACCAAGCCTAGTTTCTGCCCATACGTTGATCTGGATCACAGCTTCGCGCATATTTGGCACAGACTTGCCAAGTGGCTTGATTGACGTGCCGCCAATCTGATTCCAAGTGATGAACGGGCGAGCCGTGTTCTCTGGCGCAAAGTCTGGGTAGACGTTATCGCACACAGTTTTCAGGACTGTGTAGACGTTTGATTCAAGGCTCATAGTTCATCGACTTTCTTCTTGACTACGGCCGTCATTGCATCGACGGCTTGTTGGTATTTGTTAATCAATGCGGGACGCAAAAATGGCTTTCTGTCTGGTGCAAATGGGTTCAATCCGTATTCAACAAACAAGCCATACGGAGCTTTGGTAAAGTTCCAGCTCACATGGTAAGTAGCCTTGGTTTCTGTTGAGTTGTCTTTCGAGTAGACCTGATAGATGGCCTTCTGCAAGTTGCCTGGTTCAAATCTTGTTCTACCAGCCTTGCTGCCACTTTTCTTCTTCCATGACGTTCCATAGAAAAAGTGAGGACTGGTGCTTCTACCGGCTAGGCGTTTTGCTTCCTCGTAGATTACTTCTGCCCCAGCCTGAGCCACCGGCCGAACAATCTCTTTGCCAATTTCGCCAAGGTTGGCCAAAAGCTCATTCACGCCTGACGTATCTAAGCGATACGTAACCGTGTTCGCGCCTTTAGCCACCGTAGACCTCGCAAACCAGATCCATATAGTCCTTGTTGGCGACATCGCGCAGCACTGATTGAATCTGGTAAGTCACGGAGCCGTGCACAACGCGCATAGCAGCCGTCACACCGGCTTTGTAGCGAACGCGAATGCTAGCCTTGACAGTTGATGTCACCTCGCCAGATCTGATCGACTCCATGCCGCTTTTATGGCGAATCTCGGCCCACACGGTTGCAAACGTCGTCCAAGTGTTGACTGGCTGGCCAATCTCATCCTGAGTAGCCGACTGCTGCTGAATCGTCACGCGATTTTTTAGGCTACCTGCTTGCATTTACATCCCCATGTTGATGCGGAATGGGTCAAGCAACCACTTGACGCCAAACGGCAATTCGACAATCGCTGATCGCATTGGCTGCACGGATGCCTCGCGGTTCGCGTACAGATTTCCGACCTGCAAGAGAACCGCGCTCTTGACTGCGTCGTTCATCACGAGGCCGTCCAAGTCGCTACCTGCGGATGACGCGTACAGCGTGCGGTTCAAATACATCGAGACAGCCTTTTCACAGCCGTCAAGATAGATCTGAATCAGTGTGTCTTCGTCGCTGTGATCAACGCGAAGGTGTAATTTTGCTTGTGCTAGTGTGGTGATGCTCATGGTCTTTCTTCCCAGCGTGCGCGGAATATTCCTGTGGCTGTTGCGCCGTCAGTGTTCTGCAATGAAATGTAGTAAGTCCCAGCTGGGAATCCTTGCGGCAGATTCTCCGAAGCCGATGATGCAACAGCTTTCTGTGCATTTGCTCCGCTGTATAACGTCAGCAAGTCGTAAACAGTTCCGCCAGTGTGTGTTCCGCCTGTGCTCATTGCGACCTGCCCTGCGTAGCCAGATGCCGTGCTCATACCGTTGGCAGGAAGCGATGGTAAGGCAGTCGAAAAAGTTCCACCCTCAGTTCCACCTGCGCGAAGCTCAATCCGAAGCTCAGCCAGATCTAGCTCAGCACCAAATGTCTGAACAATTGTGTCAACTGGAGTGACAACTTTTATCACGCGAGTCTGGCCGGATGGGATGCTAAATTCGTAAAAGGTACGAAACTCGCGCCCAGCAAAAAATCCAGTCTGGCCAACGTCGACGCGCACGCGAGCATACGGCCCATCGTCATCGGTCATCAATTTCACCGGTGGATAAGCCTCAACGCGCTCGGCGTGTGTTCCATCCCCTCGGTCAACGAGGAGCTTCTTCAAGCCCTGCCAGAAAGGAAAGTTCGTATTGCTCATGCCTAGAGTTTACCTTTCAAAGCTCGGGAATCCAACTCTTTTTGACATCCCATGGTCGTGGGTTGCCATGGAAGCAGATCACGCTTGCGCCTGTTGGCACTGTTTTTAGCGAGTGCGCCTTGTAGCTGAAGATCTTGTTCGGCAGCTCAAGCTGCCAGCGCTTGCACGGCAAAACGTCACGCAAGTAACCTTGATCACCCCAGTGCTCACGTGTGACGCAGCGCTTCATGTGCGCCCCTGGGTTTTCCATCCAGTCAGACCAAACCCTGTCTTTGTCGCGATTCTTGATCAACATCAAGCCAGACGCAGGCAAGTGTGGCTTGTAAAAGTCACTCAGAAGAGTTGTGTTCTCCAGAGACTCAAGCCGCTCAATACCACCCAAAACAACCGTGTCAAGGTCGAAAAACAGCAGGTCGTCCTCAATGTCAGGGCGGAACAGCTCCATCTTAGCCCACCAGCCTGGCCAATCGTGTTTGAGCCTTATGGTGCGCACACCATCGACCTCAACATCAGAGAGGCAGACCAGATCAGGAACCTGTCGCGCAAGCCACTGTACGTGCTTCGGCCCGTATTCTTTGCCACTTCTTAAAACGCAAATTCTCACAGCAGATCCTCAAGATTTTTTCTCGGAAACATATCAAGCGCCGTCACTCGGCTTGCATTGATGATTTCAGCGTCAGGATGGTCATCTCTGAGCCGTTTAAACAGCGCAGGCCACCTGTCTATCTGCTTCGCATTTGCGAGCCCTCTGGGGTGGTTTCCGTGCCAGTGAGCCTTGCCGTCTGTGTGCTGACAATCAAACCCAAGCATGATCACGCGCTCTGCATCACCGAATAGCGCCAAAGACACTCCGCCAGCGCCAGAATTGCCGTAGGCGTTGAATTTCGCAGGATTCAGGTACGTCGTCATGTACTTCGCTGGCAGATTGTTCGTGCAGAACCTCTGACCAACAAAGTCACGATTCACTTCATCAAGATGCAACGACCACCATGGCTCATCAAGAGCAAACAGAGCGTCAGCCCAAGGTGCAGCTCTGAATGTGGTGTTGGCAACGATTACTGCTTTTTGGC